ATGTGTTTACTTTGTTCTCTAAAGCGATTGACCCAAAAACCGGTAAACAGATAATGACTGATGAAGAATTTGATCGAAGATACATTGGTACTTCGTTTTACCGTGGGCTTGAAAGTAGTAAAAAAGGTCGAGAGTTGTCAACTGCTATCGGTAACTTTACTTGGGGTTCAGGTAATTTGGCGAAGTTTTTGACGAAGGCTATCCAGTTTGGGTATGAGGGCGACAACCTGAAACAGCAGGCTTACGCTGAACTGTTCAACAAAGTCGACGGCAAATATGTTAACGATCTAGCAGTCAACGAGGTTCGTGCTTCTACACCGTATTTGGCTTTGAAAGATATTGGTAAACAATACTTTTTTGATTTTGCTGATTCGCAGGTTGAACAGGTTTTGGCTGGTACGCCGAACGCTGATGGTGTGGCTGTTTCTCGTGATGATTTGATTCGTAAAGCTCGTCTTGCTGCGAAAGCAACGTATGGGCATTTGTCGGAACAGATTGATGCAGGTTTGACGTTAGAGGATTTGTCTGCTTCGTATAAGGAGAAGGCTGCGAAACTTTTGGAGTTGGACCCGAACACGATCAATTTTGCTACAGATTTTAGTGATGCTTTGAATTATCGTAAGGATGGGCAGCCTCGTGTGTTGTCGATGTCTGAGTGGGAGACTGAGTTGCGTACTAACGATAAGTATAAGTATTCGTTTACTAAGCAAGCTAATCAGGATGCTACGAGTATCGGGTTGGCTATTGCTCGTGCGTTCGGAAAGGTTCAATAATGTCTGATATCGGTAGTTTTACTTTCCCTGATCTTGGTATTGAACCGCTTACACCGGAACAGTTGGCGGCTGTTGACCCTGCACAGTTGGCAGCGGTTGAAACAGCGTTAAACATTCCTGGCGCAGAACGAGTAACCCAACCTGCACTACGGCAACAACAAGAAGAAACGGTGACAGAAAGCGAAGCTGAACGTATTGCCCGTTTGGATCGTGAGTCTGCTGAACGTATTGCTAGGCTTAATCGTGAATCTGCTGCGCTTGACCGTGACTCAAGACGGTTTACACCGTCACAAGACGCAAAGAACACCATCAAATCTGTATTGGCGACCTATGGATTAGGCGATCTTTCAGACTATTTGTACGGTGTTTATGCGCGACAAGAAGTAGATATCAATAACCCTGACGCACTTGTTTTTGCTATTCGTGAACAAGATGCATACAAGAAACGGTTTGCTGCGAACGCCGCACGAGCTAAAAAAGGTTTAGCCGAACTAGATCCGTCATCCTATTTGCAACTAGAAAACAGTTACCGTCAACTCCTGCAATCGAACGGTTTACCGCCAGGTTTCTACGATCAGACAGAAGATTTTACTGCACTACTTGAAGGCGACGTATCGCCACAAGAACTACAGACACGTGTACAAGAAGGTTTCAGAGCTGTACAGGATGCTGACCCTGAAGTTAAACGGCAGATGCAAGAACTGTACGGTGTCAGCGAAGCAGGGTTGGCGGCCTACTTTTTGGACCCGACTAAGGCTGCACCGATTTTGACCCGTCAGGCTGAGGCTGCGAAGATTGCGGCACGAGCCAAAGAGCAAGGCAACATCCAGTTGCAGTTCGCTACCGCTGAGGAGATCGCGGCACGTGGGATTACAGCACAAGAAGCCCAAGCAGGGTTCACGGCTTTAGGTTTGCAAGAAGGTTTGTACACCGAAATGATGGGCGAACAGGCTTTGACCCAGCAACAAAAGGTTGGTGCCGCACTTGGCTACGATGTTGAAGCGCAACGTCAACTCGCTGAACGCAGAGGAACCCGCAAAGCGGCGTTCCAGGGTGGCGGCGGGTTTACTAAAACTACTGGCCAAACATCAGGTACCGTACAAACCGGTCTTGGTGTAGCCGAATAATTCGTATACTTGACAACCACCCTTAGTGGTCATATACTCACATCTATCCCATTAGGGATAACCGTCGGACCCCCCGATTTCGACGTGTAACACACGGGTGAGATTGCAGCCATTTTGACTCCTCTGGTCAAAGTGTGGGCAGAAGGAGTGGGTCATGTCAGATGCAAACTACGAGTTTGAGGAAGACGCTAAGGACCAGGTTGAACGGAATCCAGTACGCGCACAGCTTCGAAATCTTGAAGCTAAGAACAAAGAACTGGAAGCCAAACTGTCAGCAGCAACAGAAGCCCAACGCAAGTTGGCGTTTGTGGAAGCAGGCGTTGATATTAACGCACCTTCTTCACGCTACTTTGTTAAAGGTTACGAAGGCGAAATGACAGCAGAAGCGATCCGACAAGCCGCCCAGGAAGTGAATCTCATTGGTGCTACGCAAGTGAAACCGGAAGTTCAGGCAGAACAAAATGCTTGGAACAGGGTGTCAAAGGCAAAAAGTTTCGGTGATAATAGCGAACCTGAAGTGGATTGGAATACCAAAATCCGTAACGCCAAATCTCAAGACGAAGTTATGCAGGTATTGACTCAAGCAAGTCAGGCATCACAAAACATCTAGCCTCAAAGCAAGTCTTTGGGGAGAAAGACCTCAAAGGTCATGGCAATTACACAAGCAAGTTCACTATCAGTCGATCAGGTAGCGTTTGACCAAATCGCATATTTCGCGCTTCGCGCAGAAATGCTTTTTGACGCTGCAGCAGACATTCAACCTGTTGCACAATCAATGCCTGGTTCATCAGTTAAGTTCACGATTTTCTCGGAACTCGCTGACGCAACATCAACACTCGCAGAAACAACCGATTTGACTCCGACAACAATGGCGGACAGTCAAGTTGAAGTTACTCTTGCAGAGTACGGCAACACAATTAACACGACAGCAAAACTTCGTGGAACTTCGTTCCTTGACGTTGATGCTGTTGCAGCCAACTTGATCGGTTACAACGCAGGATCGTCAATCGATACTGTTGTCGCTAACGTTCTTAAAGGCGCAACGAACGTGATTTACGGTGGTGGCGGTTCAACAACCCCAACATCGAACGCCACAGTTCAAGCAGAAGACATCATTGAAGCGAACGATGTTCGTATCGCTACAGCACAGTTGCGTGGTTCAAAGGCACAGTCATTCAACGGAATGTACATGGGTTTCATTCACCCAGACGTTTCGTACGATCTTCGCCGCGAAACCGGTGCAGCGTCTTGGCGTGACCCGCATAACTATGTGGATACAGCAGGAATTTACAATGGCGAAATTGGCGCATTTGAGTCAATTCGTTTCATTGAAACTCCTCGCGCACCATTGGATTTGACTGGTGGATCGGCTTCAACAGTTGACCTCTATCAGACAATCATCATGGGTCGTCAATCATTGGCGAAGGCACACTCGATCACAGACGGCAACGGAGCATATCCGAAGGTTGTGCGTGGTCCAGTAGTGGATTCGTTGATGCGTTTCAATCCGGTCGGTTGGTACTGGTTGGGTGGCTACGGAATTTTCCGTCAGGCAGCTATCCGTGTTCTCAACACATCGTCTTCACTTGGTGGCGCATAAACCCATCTAGTTGAAGTAAGTTAATAAATGAATGTAGGGCCAGGCAGTTCCCCTTCTGTCCTGGCCCTACTTTCGTATGGTGTATAGTGTCCGTGTGAGAGGTTCTTATGTCGATTTCTAATTATGCTGAAAACAAAATTTTGGAACATACCACAGGTAAAACTGCTTGGACTATTCCTACAAACGTGTATGTGAAGCTACATACTGGTGATCCTGGTGAGGCTGCAACATCTAATGCTGCTACAGAAACAACACGCAAAGAGGCTTCTTGGGCTGCGGCTTCGTCGGGTTCTATTGCTACTTCAGGAACTTTGGAATGGACTAACGTTGCGGCAACTGAAACGATTACGCATTGGTCTTTGTGGGATGCTTCGACTGCGGGTAATGCTTTGTGGACTGGTGCTTTGTCAACGTCTGCTGCTGTTACTGCTGGGGATACTTTTCAGATCACCACGCTTACGCTGTCTCTCGATTAGTCGTAGGGGGTAAACCCTATGGCGCAGGCAGCAGTTACAGGTTTCGCAGAACCGTTTTCTGATACACGCCCGTTTTATCGTGGCACTTATTTTCGTGTTGTTAGTCGTACTGCTACGGGTTCTGGTGGTGGTACTTCTGGGGTTGCTTCTGGTTCTGCTCAGATACGGTTGGGGCAGTTAACCGATTTCAGTTTCCCGTTTAGGAACGGTGGCCGTTTTTATCTTGGTGTTCGTGCGGTTCTTACTGTTACTGCTACGGCTTCGGGGTTGGGTACTGCTTCTTCTGTTGCGAATGTTTTGCGTCAACGTCAAGGAACGGGTAGTGGTGTTGGTAGTGCTACTGCGGTAGGGGTTCTTGTTGTTGTTCGTACTGCGACAGGTTCGGGTGTTGGAACTATGGATTCCACAGGTTTGCATATTGCGCCACGTACCGCCACAGGTTCAGGTGCAGGTTCGGCGACGGGTGTTGGTGCGCTTATTCCTGTCCGTACAGCAACGGGTTCGGGTGTCGGTTCGGGTACTGCTGTTGAAATTGTTGTTAGTGTCCGTACAGCGACAGGCTCGGGTGTGGGTGCTGGTACCGGTGTTTGGTTGTTGGTGTCTTTGCGTACAGCCACAGGTTCGGGTTTAGGTACACAAACTTGTGTTGGTGCAAGAATTAACAGGCGTACAGCGACAGGTTCAGGTGTTGGTACTGGTACGGCGGATTGGGATAAGTCACACATTTTCCGTGTGCCGTACACAGACACGTACGGTGGTGGCGCGTTCGGTATGTTCGATGTTGAGAACCGTTTAGGTTCGTACTACAAAACTTATACTCGTGGTCTAAACCTTTACAAGTTAACTAACGGCGAGTACACTACTGTGGAACAACGAGATCAAGGGCAGGTTAAAAAATTGTGGCATGGTGGCAGGGATCATTTTTTGACTGATGTGGAATACGCTGAACTTGTTGCAGACGGATTCGGAGCGAATATAACCTGATGGCTATTTTTAGGACACCTACAGAGAACGTGGTTGCGGTGTTGCCCGTTGATGAAAACGAGTTGTCATCAGAAGAAAAGTTGGCTCAACGGTTGGCTCGGCATGTTGCGCCAAGTGCGCGTGGTATCAACGTGTTTTTGTTGACTGACGGAAACTATGTTGAGAGACAGCCTGGCGATATGGCTACTGTTGCTAAAACATATTATGGTGGTCACGACATTCAAGTTACGGCTACTGAGGTTGCTTCGTTGACGGCAGCAGGATATGGGGCGTACATTGAAGCATAGGGAAACTCATCCAGGTTTAGATGTCGAAGGTTGTTTCGGTTGTCGTATCGCACATTTCAATGTTTCGGCTGAGGCTATGCCTACACGCAAACCTGGTTCAAAACGGATCATTGAGAAGGAACGGGTTCTACATAAAGACCTTGACGCTTATCACCGGTTGCGTCAGGATGGTCAGCAACCTAAATCTATTGATGGTGCTGCGATTGTTGAGAAACGTGCTGAGGAGAACTGGCAGGTTGCTACAGGTATTTTGCCTGACAAAACCAACGTTGTTGGCTAAATGCTTTTAACAATTTATGTGCCGACATTTAATCGGCCCGATATTGAACCATGTTTGGCTTCTATTGTTCCGCAACTTGTTGACGGTGTTGAACTTATTGTTAGCGACAATGACCCTGATGGTTACGCTGAACAGTTCGTTAAACAGTATCCGCAGGTTCAATACAGTAAACGGTTAAAGAACATTGATGGCGACCCGAACGTGTTTCGTGGGGTGACGCAAGGTTCCGGTAAATATGTTTGGGTGTTCGGTGACGATGACACAATGTTCCCTGGAACGGTTGATGCTTTGTTACCGATGTTGGATGGTGTTGATCGGGTGCTGCATTGGACTCCGAACAGTCGTGAAGTGAACGCAGGGTTCTCAGGAAAACTGTGTGACTATATGAATAGTCTTAATGATAAATCTATTCTTGTTGCTTCGACAACGATTACGTCTACGGTGTGGCGTAGGGATGCCATGAACGTTAGTTTGGGTTTAGATAAATTGGATACAAGATATCCTTTGGCTTGGGCTGGTTTGTTTATGCAAACAATCAAAGTTATGCCGACACCTACTTTGACGATTGGTGCTATCTACCGTGACAACGAGTTTTCGTATTTCAAGACTGTGATGGATGAGTATTTGCAGGCGTGGAGTCTGGCTGTTGGTGCAAACTGGATAGGTTTCAAGCAGGCAAACAAATGGAATTTTGT